TTCCGAAGGGACATTCACGGAATACTTTGGTCATAACGATCATTCTGTGCCCAATGTCGTTCCTAGATGCTTTATGATTCGGATTGTGGCATCCTATCAATGGACTCCCTTTCACCGAGGGAGGATACACGCTCAGGTTAATGACTCCTGGCGGCCTTAACTTCTATGTCCACAGTTTTTGGTGAGTTTAACCCTTAAGAATCTGGGGTTTGCTTTCGATAAGTGCTTTTACTGCTTTAGCTGAGTAACATCTTGTCTCAAACATAACATATCCTTGAGTAGCTTCATAAGTATAAAGCAATCCCGTTGCAGCTTGTTTAAGACGTTCTTTTTCTGCTGAATCCAAGTTTTCAATTAATGAGTATTCGATAAGCATAAAAATCTCCTATTGTGCCATCGCTTGAGCGAATTTCTTTTTCATCCCACGATAAACACCTCGAATAGTGCGAGGTTCAACCCGAATGGTTCCTGCCGAAACTTGTTCTTTGTCTTTGTAGGTAGACTTGCCATCACCAGAAACTTTTTCTACCGTAACAAATTTCCGGTTACGTTGATTTTCGGTATAGCCTACCGCTGTGAGTGCAACTCCCTTATCATCCTTGGCTGCAACTCTAACAAGTTGCCGCAATTTCTTAGCTTTTTTGGAGTTCATATGTTTCTCTATTATCTGTAGTTAAAGGTAACGCTTGAAATGTTTTCCACCATGGGATGTCTAACAATGCTTCTTTAAGATGGAAAACGGTGAATCGCCGTTCAGGGAGATCTCCTTCAGCGGCATAGAAAAATGATAACGATCTAGTAAGATTGGCTGGTAGAGTGCCGATTGTGTCGGTATTGCAAGCTGCAAAAATTTCTGTGTGATTGAATTTGAAGATTAAAAGTGGTTCTTTACTAAGTTTTGCAGCATCTGTACATGCTTGTTCAAACCAGCGCCGAATTTTTGTATTTGACAAAAGATGCTCAATATTGTCTGCCGTCTTGTAAAACTTACATTCGAGCGTAAACTTTAATTTCCATCCAAGATCCCTTGAAACATCAGCTTCATTGGTTGGTACTACGTCTCCAATGAATAGTGCCATTGCATCATCAGAATAATGCTTCATGAACCGTTGATTTACCCCACCGAGAATTGCTCCAGAGGATTGGGATCTTCTAAATTTCATTGGAGGGAGATGCTCTCCGAGCACTTTTCCAATATGACCTTCAAATCCGCTACCTTTTTTCTTGGAGTTGACTCTTTTCTTCTTTACAACAGGTTCAACTATTTTTATTTCATCTGTCATCATCTCTCCTATGGTATACCTTTTTCTTTAAGAATAGAATTTATTCATGAGCTACTTAAAGTAACGGTATTCTTTTAATGAATCCTGAACTCGTTTGCTCATCGCAACCAGAACTGGTTGGATCTCTTGTTCTATGGGAGTCATTGTTACTACTGGAATTACATAAAGATCGCTTCGATGTCCTGCTTCGTCGAGGCGAATCCCTGCATTTGGAATTCTGAGATATCGACCATGATTGACTGGAACTGAAATAATCACAGGCCCGGCAAGAGGATTAATATTTTTAAGAGTGTGTTCAAACCCACTCAGTAATTGTCCTGATGTCATTTCAAGATGACAACAAACTCTTACCCCAGCTCCATCAACATCCTGGAGCTTATAAAATCCTCCTGGATCATACAATCGATATTCAATATCAAAATAAGCTTCAATGCCTTGCTGAGATTGGCAGAGTCTACGTTCTTTGTAACCGTTTTGTACTCCAGCTCTTACAAAAATAATGAATGGGGTATTGGGAATTCTGATCTTTGCCCCAGTAAAGGCATCACTAAATGAAACTAAAAGCTGGACTTTTTCTACATTGGTTGCTCCGTATCCTGTCTGCCATACTGGGGCTGGGGCCGGTTTTGTCTTAGGGGTTGGCTTAGGCTTTAAGACTGGTTTATCATCAAAAACACCGCTGTTTGACTTTCCTGATAACAAAAACTCATAAGCTTCTTTTATTAATACAAACTTCTTTTCGGCTCCTACCTCTTTATTTCTATCAGGGTGATATTTTTGTGCTAGTTTACGGTAGGCGCGCTTAATTACAGCCGCTGAAGACCCTGGCAAAAGATTAAGAACTTGGTGTGCGTTCAATTGGTTACATCAGGGACAGAAGCAAATGGCCATGGTGATCGAGCAGCTGTCATTGCCGCTGGTTTCTTGACTCTTGGGGCTGCAGGTTTTCTGACCCTTGGTGGTTTGGGTGGAGACTTAGCAATCCCATCAAACAATTTAAGAATACCATGTTTCTCATCAACAAGTTTTGTATCCTTACCATAATACCCATAAAGCATTGTTGATACTGTTGGGGAATCAATTCCGAGAGCAATAGCACAAGCCTTTCGGCTTTCATATACTCCTAGAACTTTTCCATCACTTGCTCGAATTACCGAAGTAGGCCTGCAAGCAGTTTTTGTGACTCGATCAGAAACTATCTTTGTTTTGAATTTCATGATTTACTCATCTGGTTGTGTGATAATATTAGAAAATCCGCGTTCTTTACGAACGATTAGATTGCGATCGCATCTTCCATCAAATTCTGGCCGATGCGAGATAATGTAAATGCCAAGTTTATCGTCCCAAGCTTTATGCTTGATCAGAGTAATTAGACTATCTACATCATGTCCGGAGATACTACCTCCATCAATTTCATCAGTAAAAAGTACATTTACTTTTGAGTGAAGATATGTTAAGACATCTCTAAATGCTAAGCATATCGAGAGGTTTAACTTTTTCTTTTCACCGTTTGATAGATTTCCGTGATCAAGCTCCCTCCCATATTGAGTAATCTGACATGACATATCAGATTGAAATACTGTCAAATGTGGTAGATTTAACTTCTCTGTATAGTATCCGATTCTCTTATTGAGGAATGGTAGAGTCTTACTGATGATATTCTTACGAATGAATGAATTTTTATCCATCAACAATTTAACCAAGAATTGTTGATGGTCTTGTAAAGTAATCAGTTCTTCTAACTTATCATGATCTACTTTGACTTCGCCCTCAGTTGTTAATGAATTGATTGATTCTACGTGTGGATTAATATTGCTTGATAATTTGACCAGCTGAGATTGAAGAGCTGTAATGCTATTCTTAGCAAGTAATAATTCTTTGATAGTTGGATAAAGCAAAGCTGATTTGATTTCATTAATTCCAGCTACTAGATCAACAGTTTCCTGTTGCTTTGCTTCTATCTGAATAGTTAAATTAGCAGCTGAAATTTTGATGTCTTCTAAGAACGTTTTCTCTTCTGATTTAAGAATTTCTAACCGTTCTTGATCATCAATAATTTCTTGTGTAAGAGTTCGCTTCTTTTCTTCCAGCTCAACAATCTTGCCTTTAGCATCTTCGAATTTTTGAAGACAATATGGGCATTTAGAATCTGCTAAGTGAGTTAATTCTGATGCATTCTTTTTAAGTTCAGCAGACTTCTTGACTACATTTGCTTCAAGCAATGCCATTTCAGTCTTCTTAGAAAACCGTTCGGTCTTCTTAGCAGTTAATTTGGTGTTAAGTTCTCTTGCCTCGCTTTGAAACGGAGTTAAAGCTGATTGAAGAGTGTCTACCTCATTCAGTAATGATTCATTCGTTTCAAAATCAATTTCATTTAAGATCTTGATATCATCAAGAATCTTTTGTAGATCAATAGTGCGCTGTTCTTCCCATCGTTCCGCTCTTTCTTTAGCTTCAGTAAGATGACGACGATAGTTTTCATTTTGTTTCTGTTGCTGTTGGATAAGCAGTTTTTGAAGACTTATATCTTTATCTGTTTGGCCTACCCTTTTTTTACAAGCATTTGCTTTTCGAGATAGTGTAGTAATTCTAAACAATTCTTCAATTAATGCTCGTTGATCTCCTACACTGAAATCAAGAAACGGTCGTGAATTGCCATTAAACAGAATTACCTGAGAAAACAAGTTATACGAAACACCCAACAATTCTTCTATTTTACAATTAAATGCCCCAGCAGAGGCTGGGGTAACATCTTTGTCATCTTCAAGAAGTTGAATACCGCCCATTGCTCCACGTTTACGAATTACAGTATACACATGGCCGTTAGTGGTAAAAGAAAAAGTGACCTCCATCGACGTATTCTTTTTGTCGTTGGTTTGGTTTATTAACCGGTCTTTTGATACCCCACTTGGTATCTTATCATAGCAAGCATAAGAAATTGCACTAATCAGTGTCGTCTTTCCAGCTCCAGAACTACCTCCGTCGTCTAGATTTTCTCCAACAATCAGTGTTGTTCCTGGTTCATCAAGCTGAATAGTCGTTGGTAAATTACCAAACGACATAAAGTTCTTGAACTCAACGCTATTAAAAATTAGATCACTCAATTTTAGTTATCAGGAAAAGTGTGAATTACATCTTGTACATAATGAGTAATAATCATATCTCACCCACTTGTCTTCTGGGTGGTCTATTGATCTGGCCTTGGTTAACTAGATATCCTTTAGCAGATTTCTAATATTCCATTGTTTGGGGTATGCAGAAAGGACATACACCTTCACCCGGACCAATTTTTTCATCTTCTTGAATTTCGGTTGTCATTGTTCATCACCTTCAACAACTTCAATTGGTAAATCTTTATAGATTGAAATCAATAAGTCCGGATCCACTTTGATGTTAGTATCTGTTTTGAGAATTTCTAATTGTTGAGTTACAAGATCATCAATCCCAGTAAAATTGAGCATGCTTTCAGTGACTGTTACATTATCACCTTCAATAACACCTTGTTTTGTTTCACGGTCTTCCTCAAGAATAAAGTCTCTGAGTTGATAAGTACTAATCATTGCTTCTCTTAGATCTTGTGCATCTTGATAAGAAACTTCTACATCTACAACACACTTTACTTTCATCTTTGGAAGAGGAGTCCAAGTTTCAGCGATTACATCACTAAGATGAGTTTTGTAATATGAAGGGCATCCGTCCCAATCCTTAAATTCCATCTTATCTTCTTTAACTAGATAAGTACACATTCCACGGTTGATATCCCCTGCATCACCGAAGTCCATAGGAAACGCATTTCCGATGTACTGTACGTTGTCTGAACCTTGCCGTTTATGGAAATGCCCAGAGAAGATTCTATTTGGTCCGGAAAACATCTTATGATCGGGGCCATGATCCATTGTTGTAGTGTTACCAGTAATAATGAAGTTTTTGAATTCAAAATGTCCTAGCCAAGCCCAAAGATCATTATGTTTTATTAGGGCGGGGTATTCTTCTTCAAAGAGAAAAGGAGAAAATAACAGGCCGTCAATAACTGTCGGCTTATCAATTACTACTATATTGTCAAATTCATTAAAGATTCGGACTGAATGAAGTTCTCTGGTAGTTCGACGATGTAAATCATGATTACCAACCATGAAGTAGACAGGCAACCCTAAACCGTTTACTCTTTGTAGAGCCTCGTATGAGTACTCCATGGTCTCGATATTGATGGCCGACCGGCTTTCAAACCAATCGCCAAGAAAGCAAACATGACTGTAGCTTTTATCAGATTCGATTTGCTGGCAAAACCACTCTACAAAATCTACACAGTCTTGATTGTGTATCTTCGAATTGCTTCGCCGACCGAAGTGAATATCGGTGAACATCCCCAGTTTTTTGAAGCCAACGGGGCAGTTTAAACTCTTCATTATCATTTAATTCCAAATTTGAGCCATATTCTCTCATGCATCCAATACAGTGTAATTTTTGTAAAGAATTCAGTAGCTGAAATTGCAACGGCCAGCTTAGTACTTCCACTTATCAACCATGATAAAATGAAAGTATCAGCTGTACCAACAAATCTCCAGCTTATTGCTTTCGCGATGCTTAGATAATGTGGGGTCATTCGTCAAAACTTAAAAGACTTGAAATTGGTTCTCCATCTGGTCCAACTTCAATCTCACTTTCTATTACCGCTTCTGCGGCCTCAACGCTTTCAACATTTAATAAAGCCAATGCTGCAGCTTCGGCAGCATTTCGAGCATCTGAAGCAATCTTATCAATCGCTTCTTGAGCTACACGAACTTTAGCTTCTTCAATTGAAGTTTTTAGTTCATTAAGTTCAATTCCAAATTCACCATTTTGCTGAGTATGATGTTCTTCGGCAAAATTATAGCTTGGATTTTCTCCCATATCAATTAACAGCTGGTCTCGAATTCGACGGTGTTTCTTTTCAACATTTAAGAACTGCAAAAATGAATTGTTAATACATGATGTATAAAAAGCAAACGGGTTCTTCGATTTTTCTGGATTAAATTTTAGAGCGTTTTGGCAAAGATTAGCTAAGGCTTCTGAGATCATATCTTCTTTGTAAGTATATCCAGAAAAACACGGCCGCTGGGCATACTTCCGCGTCAACATCATTAACATCTTAGCTAAATCATCAGAAAGTTTTCCCTTTTCTTTTGCTTCAATAACCGCTGGGAGCAATTTTGAGTTTGTTAGATAGTACTTCGACGTGACTTCCGGGGTATCCGGATTTTTTGCCCGTTTGTAACTCTTTAGCGGTTGGTTCATGGATGGGTTCCTAGGGGTTATACCTCGTGATTGTTGCCTTGATGAATCATATTAACATACCCTTGTCTGCAAGGGTATTTTTCCTTTGGTTGCGCGAGGTGTAAATAGATCTGACCAGATTTGTTATATTTAGGACCTTCCCACCAATGAATCCCCGCACACATCAGTATTTCAAGAATCTGCTTGAAGCAGCTGGATCTGGCCCAAAGAAGCTGGTGGTAGTTTACGGTGGCAGATTTGAACCCTTTCATAAGGGACACTACCAATGTTACAAATCTTTAGTAAAAAAGTACGGTAAAGCCAACGTTTGGATTGCTACTTCTAATAAAACTAACTTTAATCCAAAGAGTGGAGAAATTTCTCCCTTCAACTTTAAAGAAAAGAAGCAGATCATTACGACTCTTTATGATATCGATCCAAGACGCATTGTACAATGCAAGAATCCAGCTTTTAAGCCAGAAGAAATTTTTAATATGTATGGTAACTACCGCCCTATCTATGTGGCAGCAGTAGGCCGAAAAGATCAAGAACGATATGTAGGAAACTTCTTTCACCCTCTTCCATCTGATCTTGATCTACCAGATCAAAGTTCTGAACTTTTAGCATTAGATGAGCATGCTGGGTACTATATAGAAGTGGCAATGAAAGCAGAAGGAATTTCTGGTACATTGGTACGCGAAGATCTCTTAGCTGCTGCCGATGATGATAAACAAAGAAAAAAGCTCTTTGAGCAATATTTTGGAAAGTATGACCCGACCATTGATGCTTTGATGGTTGCTCGACTCAAGGATATCAAGTGACCGCACCAGCCTTTAATGAACCATTTGATCCGTACTATGATCAATACTCGATTTCGCATCTTGACTTTGCAGTGCCTGATCACTTTGACATTTATGTACCAGAGTTTGTCAATGAGATTGACTTTCAATGTTTATCAGTAATATGTCCTAGTACAAATAAAGGTGCCAAACAATGGACTTACGGTGGTAAATGGCTAACAATCGGGGTTTATCGAGATGAAGGCCGAGATCCGGCTCAACGTCCTCCATCAACTGCATTAAATTGGAGTCGATCATCAACCACTTTAACAATCATAGATCCAAGTGGTCATCGTCTGAGAACTGCAGATTTAGTTAATTTGTACAATATCAATGTTCCTTCTTTGCTCAAGGCTCCTATTACTATCATAAATTCTACTACATTTACTGTACGGGTTCCATTATATGGAGATTCATCTGGGTCAAATGGAGCCTATCAACCTACAGAACTTTACAATTTTTATGAACAGAATTATGTCTTTAGATTACTTCCATCTTTTTCTCTTGTCCCATGGAGTTTAATCCAAGAATTATTTGCTTCATCTGCCCCAGATGTGGTTCCTCAGCAGCGAGAGATGTTTAATATTACAACTGGAATATCAAACTTGTTGCCAAGAGGAATATCAAAGTCTATTAACTACAATCTTCCATTAAGCGGAAAACCGAATGGTGATAATTTACCACTAGATCGTCGATTTGGGCAAGTTTACGATGAAAATGGAAATCCATTAAAGATAAGTTATATTGCAAATGGCCAACCAGTTTCCTCTAAATCTTATGATTCACCTAAACTTTCAAGCCATGTAGGATTTAATTCTCCGTTGACTAATGAAGACGTTGCTTATGGAGAAACCTATAGAATAACGGATTCCAATGATCAACGTATTACTAGTATTTCTGGCTATTCAGGCTATTCCGGAGCTATTACTTATGATCTTCGTATTTTGAATCTTCCACGTGATGATGCTTTATCTGATACTCGTGTTTATGTCTTTGATTTTTATGGTGGAGAAATTAATGATCCACATAGAGCTCCATATTTTAGAACGGATCTTATTACAAGAGATGAAACAAAACCTGCTCCGTTTGATAATATTTTAAGAGCAGAACAAAACGGCGTTCCATATTACTCAAAAAATCTTTATGATATTTTTAATAATAGAGTATTTGGAATCCAAGAAAATAACGCAACAGTGGTAAGAGAGAATTTGCTTCCTCTTCAGCTTGATCGATTTAATCGCCCCATAAAGTCACCCATTAAGACTATTGGTAGACTGAAAGGATTCTAAATGCCAGATTCAATAACACTGCCAACAGTAACAATTACTGGTAAGAAAGAATCAATACCTTATAAAGTATTGATTACAGGTGGAGGCGGATTAGTTAGATTTGAAGCTTCAGCTCCGGTTTCTGAAAGCCGAGTATCTAATTACGAAGGGTTTAACATTGTTCACCTTCCAACTTCGTTGTGGGCGTATCGTAATACAAACGGTCGACATTTTTCAATTACTGGTAAGCTTGTTTCTCGTACATCAGGAGAAGCAACAGCGAATGCAGGGTATCTAACAACTGTTAGAAGTTGGATTCTTTCAGATTTTGGTAATAGTGGAGCTCCCCCTCCGATTGTATTTTTAACTGCTTATAGCAATAAACAAATTAACAAAGTTCCATGTATTGTATTAAGTTACAATTGGACATTTCCAGATGATGTTGACTACATTTATTCAGCATCTGAACCAATGCCAGTAATTGGTATGCTTACAATTGAACTAGAAGAAGCATATAGCGCCAAACAAATCACTGATAGAGAATGGGCAATTGACATACAAAATGGTGGAAACTTTTCTTATATCGGGGTTCCAGGAAGTTCTAGTTCAGGTGGACCTGGTGCTACTGAAACAAGCCCGTCTTATGCCGCTGGATTTATTGGCATTGCTGGTGGGCCCTCTAACGGGTTTCCTAAGCTAGGCGGGATGTTAACTCTCAGTCCTGGTATTATTGCTAAACTACCTATGATGGCTATGGGTGTAGTTAGAGCTGCAACTAATAGCCCGCTTCTTTCAAGCGTTGCTCAAGAAGCCGTCGGTCTTCTTAATAATCGGTTTGTCTCGGGTCTTAATGTTCAAAATGTTTTGAATAATAGCAGTGTAAGTACCCCGCCTTTTGCCCCACCATCTGTTTCATCGATTGATCCTTTTGGTAGAGCCTCTAATTTTTCAATTCCAACCTTTGGAGAGTAATATGGCATCGCTTAGTGCACTTCAAAGTCTAAATATTAAAAATTCAGTTTATAATACCGCGACTGGCAGATATGTTTTCGGTGGTACTACAGAAGTTTCTGCTGCTACTATAGAATGGTGGTCTAAAAATAATATTGTTCCCGATCCAACTGATCTTGTATATTTCTTTGAAAAGAAATATGAAGGACGCCCAGATATGCTTGGATATGTATTCTACGGGGATTCTGGGCTTTGGTGGGTAATTACCCAATATAATGCAATTCTTGACCCCTTTGTAGAATTAGTCGAAGGTCAGATCTTATTAATTCCTACATTAGCAAGAGTTAAAGCACAGCTTTTTAGTGCTAATACTACAGTCGGCGGTGTACCGTCTACGAGAAAGTAAAAATGGCAAATCCAGTAAATCCTCTTGATGTATTTGTTACATACATCCCACATTATGAACTTCATCTTGCTAATAACTGGGCAGATTTAGCTGCAATTAGATATGATGATATTAATGCACAAACTTTTCCAAAGTCTTCTAATAAAACATTGTTAATCAATACTAGAAAAGACGCTCATCAGCATATAGACAATATCAAATTTATGTATTATGGTCCGATGGTTGATCCCTCTGGAAGTTTAGCAGCTGTTGGAGATCTTACATTAGAAGTTATTGAGCCAAATGGTGTTAGTTTTATTGAAAAAATGACTAATAGAATGAAAGATCTTTGTATTACAAACTATTCTACTGGTGCTCAGTTTGGATTAAAGATCTTTTTTGTTGGTAGACTTCGAGATGGAAGCAGTGATACTATCCAGTTTGATAATATTATTCCGTTGCATCTTATTAATCTCGAAGCTAGATATAGTCAAAAAGGGGGAGAGTACAATCTTAAATTTGTAATTTCATCTGATGCCCTTGGTTCTACTCCGCTTCGTCCAGATAATGGTATTGCACGAGCTGCGGGTTTTGTAAACAAAAATATTAGCTTTAAAGCTAATACTGTACAAGAGTCTATTAAATTATTAGAAGAGCAACTTAATAAAAATTACGAAGATGTTTATTCGAATGAATTACTTAATGCTAGCGGGGCAAAAGAACTCAAATACAAGATTATATTGGATTCTAAAATTACTGGCGGTCTTAATTTAGTAACAAAAGATTCACTAGTACCAGGCGAAAAATGTCAATTGACATTTAATCCTAGTGTTGATATTGGTACCATGATAAGACAAATTTTAATAAGCAGTAAAGATGTATGTGAAATGATTGGCCAAAGTAAAGAAGGAATCGGAAAAGAGGGACACCCCGGAGTAAAACTACCGATACTTCAAACTTTTTATCATGTTGATAAAGAAGTAGTTAATATTATCTATAAAGTAAATTTGTATGAAGGGGGAGATGTTAGCGATCTATTTGAGTTTGATTACTATTTTAGTGGAAAGAACGTTGACATTTTAGAATTTGAAGTAAAATTTAATCAGATGAATCTTTGGATGCAATCTGGAAAAAACGGTCTTGAACATCAACGTAATGCAGATAGCAAAAATCCTACGTTAGATCCTGAAAACTTTTGTCAAAACAATCTCCCAAAAAATATTACTTGTGATAGATTATATGGTATTAAAAATGAACAAAGACCAATTAATGCTTTATGTTCGGATCATGCATATCTTCCAGCAACAAATAGATCAGAAGTTTCTGGATTTGCTAAACATGAAGTAACTGCAGTACCTGCTGCTAGACTTGCGTTTGAGACGTTTGGCCAAGCCGTTGGAGCAACTAATATTCAAGTAACTTTTTCAATTAGAGGACATCTTAAAATTCTTGATAGAGTAGTATACGCCCCTGATGGAAGCGGACCCCCTCCATCGGGAGTTGCTAAAACTACATGGATTAAAGTTAATATTTTTGATCAAGACTTTAATCAATTCTTTTATACTGGAAAGTACCAATTGTTATCTGTTCAAAGTATTTTTCAAGGTGGTAAATTTCTTCAAAATTTAACTGTTATAATGGTAGAACCGGCTTCTGCACCAGTTGCAGCTCCTGTTGTTGCTCCAAATACAAATACGAGACGTGGTCAATGAGAAAACTTAATACTGGATTTGCTGGAAATAGTGATTTCGGAAGTAATTTTACAATGTGCTTGGGAATTGTAAAAGATAATTCTGACCCTTCACAATGTGGAAAATTAAAAGCTTATATTCCATCAATCGATAGTAAAGATTTTAATGTAGAAGATCTCCCATGGTGTACTTACTGTACCCCGTTTGGTGGTACTACTCAAGATGCTATAGTTGGAAGAGATAGTACAAAAATTTCTGGTGGTTCTGCATATGGATTCTGGGCAATTCCAAAAGTTGGAGCTCAAGTTCTTATTGGGTTTTTGGAAGGAGAACCTAATGTTAGATTTTGGATGGGATGTTTTTATATGCCTGAATTAAATCGAACAATGCCTCAATCGATTAATTCTCCTCCAATATCTTCTGAAATTGATGAATCTGGATTGATTCCTCAGGCTGTAATGCCTCACTATAAAAAGAATCTCGGGGAAGCGGGATTAGGGCCAGATGATAAACACTGGAAAACTAGAGGAGGCTTTGAACGTTCTGTTTCTTATCCAGAAAATAAGACAAAAAACAAACCAACAACTGATGGATATTTTCCTAAGCCTTTAGAACCATCTAAGACAGATTCTCAAACAATTGCTTTAACGTCTCCTGGTAGACACTTTATTTCCTTTCAAGATATTGATGAATTTTGCCGTACCCGTTGGAAAACTACCGAGGGAACGCAAATTATTCTCGATGATACCAATGAGAGAATCTATATTTCTACTGCTCGTGGGAGAAACTGGATCGAACTTGATGAAGGTAGTGGGAAGATTTATTTCTATACTACTTCCAAATTTAACATTCATTCTGAAAACGATCTTAATCTTTACTCAACTGAAAATATTAATATTGTAGCTAAGAAAAGGGTTAATATTCAATCTGAAGAACGGGCTGTTAAGATTCAAGCTTATCGCAATATTGAAATGCTTTCAACTCATGCAAATATTAAGATTGCCGCTTCTCGAGATATGCATTTGAAAACATTTAAGGGTCCAATTGCTCCAGCTATTCCTAAAAAGATATGGTGTGTTAAACCCCCTTGGGCTGGAGATCCTCTTGGGCTTCGTCGGGATTGGCCAGAAGAGGCTGGGTCACCTACTAGCAAAATCTATATTAATACTGTTGATGGTAGTGAATATAGAGTAGATGATGGGTTTCTAAAGATTACAGCAAAAACAAATATTGATCTTAAATCGATGAACGGAAACATTAATGAACAAGCGGCATTAGTGATTAATCGTAAAGCTGGCGGACCGATCAATGATCAAGCTGCAGTAATCAATCATAATGCAGCTGTTATCAATGGGACCATTTATATGGCTGAAGAGTTTATCGGTGAGTTTACTGAAGGTTCTGGATCGGCTGGCCCAGCTGAATCAGCTGAAACCGCTAAGCAGGGAGATTCTAACCCATTTGATCCAGTTAAGCCAAAGATGATTGTTCCTGAACATGAATCCTGGACTCGAGATGAGGATGAGCCTTTATGTCCAACTCCTCGTAATCCTAAGTACCAAGGTTAAATAGAACATGGCTGCTCAACTTAAAAAATTCTACGTCGGTTTTTCTACTCGTAACTATGAGGAGCATGGTGGCCCATTTGATGTTTATAATGTAGCTTGTGTAGAACAAGACCTAATTAACGCAATTTTTACTGAACGTGGCCAGCGTGTAATGATGCCGAATTATGGAACTCGCATTCCTTTGTTAGCATTTGAACCTGGTGATCCACAAACAATTGACATTATTATAATGGATCTTACTGAGGTTTTTGATCATGAACCCAGAGTCAAGCTTCTTAATCTTGATGTTATTCCAGCTCTAGAAAAAAATGCTCTAGTAGCAGTAGCAAAATTAAGTTACTTAGAGTTTAATGTGACAAAAGATCTTTACATTGAGGTACACAGCAAATGAAATTCAAAGATTTTGGTGAGATTTTTGAAGGAATGATGAAAAGATCAGATCCTTATATTAGCGGTGACAAAGAAGGGCCTCGCCCAATTCCTCCCAAGACTGTCGGTAAGTCTGCACATACAAAAAAGATTGAAGCTTTAGCTAAAAAAGCAAAAGTTCAACTTACTCAGGTCAGTAAGATCTGGGATGAAGAACGTGATAAGATCGATGAAAAACATCCACAGCGTTGGGCATTAGTTATGTCTAATGCTAAAAGACGTCTTGGAATTTCATGATCTTGTAAGATCTACTGATGTCATAAATAAAACATGTCTGCAAATCCAAGTCCACTTTTATACGCCGCTGAATCCTGGGAGAAGGTCTACAAAGCCTTTGAAGAGGTCAACTTCACCGCTTACGATTACGATGCTGTAAAGCAATCATTAATCGATTATCTGAAGCTCAATTACCCTGAGAACTTCAACGATTATCATGAAGCCAGCTTAATGATTGCGTTGGCGGAAATGTTTGCATATATTGCTGAACAACTTTCCTATCGCGTAGATCTATCAGTTCATGAAGTTTTATTGCCAACTGCTCAAAGAAAGCAGAGCATTTTGGCATTAGCCAAGTTGATTTCATACACAGCTTCTAGAAACCTTCCTCTTCGTGGATTAGTTAAAATTAGTAGTGTTTCAACTTCGGAAATGGTTTCTGATTCACAAGGGAATTCTTTAACAAATAGAGTCATCAGATGGAATGATTCTAATAATCCATTATGGAAAGAACAATTTCTTACTGTAATCAATAAAGTATTAACACAGCCATTTGGATCCCCATTTAAGTCATTTCAGATTGATGATACTATTTTTCAGCAATATGAAGTACAAAATGTTCTTGAAACTGAAGCTGATCGGGCAACAGTTCGTAATGGAGTTATCAAATTTAAGACAGCAGTTAATGGTTTAGATCTTGATTTTGAATTAGTTCCGGCGGATCTTGATCAAGCTGGAATTTTTGAACGATCTCCTAATCCCAATGCTTATTTCACCATGCTTTATGCTGATGATGGATATGGAGATTCTTCTGATACCACTGGCTTTATGATGTATCTTAAGCAAGGTATTCTCAGCAAGTTAAATTATATTTTTGATACCAGCCAACCAAACCGGATTCTAAATGTAGATGTTATGAATGTCAACGATGTTGATGTTTGGGTACAGCAAGTAGATGAACAGGGAATAATTACTGCAGAATGGGAAGCTGTGCCAAATGTTAGTGGACAAAATTTAGCTTTTAATGGAGTCCAAAGTTCTACAAAATATGAAATTGAAACTCTTGAAAACGATAAAATTAATCTAATTTTCGGGGATGGAGACTTTGCAGCAATTCCTACAGGAATTTTTAATATTTGGGTTAGATCTTCTACATCTGGAGCTGTACAAGTACCAAAGAATACAATCATAGATAAATCTGTTACTTTCTTGTATACCTCTAAGCTTGGAAAGCAAGAAAGCTGTAGTTTTACTTATTCATTATCTTCCGCTTTACAAAATTCTGCACAGTCAGAAGATGTAGAACATATTCGTTCTGTTGCTCCTTCGGTTTACTATACCCAAAACCGAATGGTTAATGGGCAAGATTATAATAGTTACTTTCTGAAGGATCCTTCTATCCTTCGTCTTAAGTCAGTTAATAGAACTTTTGCTGGCCAACCAAAATATATTGAGTGGAATGATCCATCTGGATCATACCAAAATGTTAAAGTTTTTGGTAATGATGTTCGGATGTACTATAATGTAGGTGTTTCAAGCCAGATTTCTAGCATCTCATCCAGAAGTATAATAGATGAAGTTATTGAACCTGCTCTCTCAGATCCAGGGATTTATAACTTAATTACTTATGCATTTTATACATCTGCCTCTCCTTTAAGTATGGCTTTTATTCAGCCAAGAACTCGTTTTATTGAAGATATAACACAAGAAGTCGGTGGATACCCGTTACAAGAAAAGACTTTAATTCAAGGAGCTTTAGATCGTCACTGGTATGGTGAACCAGATGCTGTAGTTTCAATCGATGTAAATCTTCTTGAAACTGGGCCGTTACCAAAATTTCCACATGCTATTGTTAACAATGATACTGATCATAAAATCTATGATCAGAATATGAAGATCGTTACTAAAGATTATGTGTCAGGAGTTTATACTGCTGTACCGACTCCTGGTAATATCTCTGGTATTCAAGAATCTATTATTCGACAAAAACGATTTGGAATTCGATTTAATCCTAATAGACTGTTTGTTTCAGCATTAAGGATCAACCCGGATTCTACAAATCCACTAGCTATTCCTAATACCGATGTCCTTACATCAGCAGATATTGTTCAAGCAGTGGGAAAGGTTGAAGTTTATACTGTTGAAATTATTGATACATCTGGCACTTTTTCGGTTTATGGTTCTGTTAGCGGACCACAAATAAGTGGAACAGTTGGAACTGCTTACACTAATGGAGTAATTAGCTTTTTGATTGGGTTTCCTCCAGCCGCAGATACTACAATAACAATAGGCGATGCTTTTATTATTAATGTAGAACAGCTTTCAGGAATCTTTACACCATCTGTTTACAAGAAAAATCTTACTGGAATCTTTGAACTGATCGATGAAGCTATTCTTTCCTCAGATGCAGAAACTTTACCTTATGATGTTAATGATGAAATAAAATCATGGATCATGATTGTAGAACGAACAGATAATCCAGACACTGGGGGAGTTCTGTATTGGAAAATTACGCAGCGCAATTTCCAATTAACTGTTGAAAGCCCTACTACAAAGTTTTGGTTCAATAAAGATATGAAACTTATTGATCCAGATACTAAGAAACCGGTATATGATCAAGTAAGAATTCTTAAATCTAATCTTACGGCAGATGGGCTTTATGCTGTCGGGTTTGATCAAATCTACAATGTTGCTTCTGCTATACTTTATTCAGACGGAACTGTTAATGTTAATGCCTTGGCAATATCTCCTGTCAATTCTTTTAATCTTTACTATTCAGGTGCCGGGACTCCAGCAAACCCATTGGAGTTCTTACGTTTCATTGGTACAAATGATTATGTGTACTTTTTGAAAGACTTAGCAACTGGCAAATTAATTCCAGTAACAACAACAGTTTATCTACAAAGTTTGGTGTAC